GATTTGTTGACCAAGGCGATACGATGGGAACGGGAGTGTTTAACATTAAAAGCAGAAAAGAAAAACAAGCAAAAGTTAAAGTAAAGCAAGATGTTAAAGGTTTTTCACGCAAAGTTCGTATGCCCAAGCGACAATTTATGGGCGATAGTTACAACCTAAATGAGAAAGTAAAAGCAGTTATTGTTAAACATAACATATTAATTAATGCAGTTAGCAATATATAATCAATTAAAGGCACGTATTAGCACACTTCAATCATTGAAGTATGTTGCACTATGGAACAACCAATTTGAGCGCGAGGATATTAATATACCATTTAATTATCCTTGTTGCTTTATTGAGTTTCCATCTGCCGACTACATTGAAAACTTGCAAGGTCAACAACAAGGCACAATGTCAATAGCTTTGCATTTAGGTTTTGAAAGCTATAAGACAGAGGACACCGATGTATTGCAACTAAAACAAGACTTAAATGCTTTGATACATGGTTGGTCAACACCTTATAACAGTAGATTCCTGCGCAGAAGTGAAATTCAATCGGCAGACCATACCAACATTCAAGAATTTATCATTACTTACACAATGCAAGGTTTCGATTATTCTGCAATGGATGGGCCAACAACAGAGGTGTTAGTTACAACATTGATTACCAACAACAGTCCACAAATGGAAGACGATGTTATTCGCAGCGGTGACATACCTGAAGCCGTAGCGTTGGCAAGTGAATTAGGTTACGAATTATTAACAGAAACAGGTTATACACTTATAATACAACAATAAAATGGCAGAGCAAAAAATTTCCGAGTTACCAGCAGCAACGGCACTTGATGGAACGGAAGAAGTACCCGTAAATCAAAACGGCATTACATCAATAACTGATGTTGATGCAATCGTTACTTATACACTCGCTGGAGGCGTTACGGGAACGTATTTAAACCCGACAAGCATCACAGTAGTTAAAGGACTTATAACAGCAATTAGCTAATGGCCCGAACAGTATCCCAAATCAAACAATCAATGTTGGATGCAAAGAATGCAGACCCAACATTATCGACTTTGACATCAACAAGTCAAACCGCAAAATGGAATTTATATTATTTCATTGTGGCATCTTGCATTGCTATATTTGAGCAGTTGCAAGACTTGTTTAAGGTCGATTTAGAAGCCATCGCAAGCAGTGCAGCACCAAGCACACCGCAATGGACACGCAATAAAGTGTTGAAGTTTCAAACGGGCGATGTGGCAGAGTTAAACACAACAACATTCGTTATTGAATATCCAACGGTGAACGTGGCCAATCAAATCTTAACACGTTGCGCAGTGGTAACAGCACCCAACAGAACGGTATTAATTAAGGTTGCTAAATCAGATCCACCAGTGCCAGTATCAAGTGGAGAATTAGCGGAGTTACAAAGCTACGTTGAAACATTTAATCCTGCGGGCATTGCATTTACTTTAATCAATGAGAATAGCGATAAAATGGAAGTGGCAGCAACTATTTACTACAACGGTCAATATTCAGCAGTAATAAGCACAAATGTAGTAGTAGCATTAAACAATTATATGGCTAACTTACCATTTAACGGTGTTATAAGCACGCAATCAGTTGTTGATGCAATACAAGCGGTTGAGGGTGTTATTTCGGTGTCATTGACACGTATATTAGTACGTAGACATACAGTTGCCTATGGTGCAGGTGTGACATTGTATAACCTTTCAACTGGTGTTGATAGTGTGCAATATCAAACATACGCGGGCTATGTAGTTCAAGAAACAACTGCAACACATACCTTTGCAGACACGTTAACTTATCAAGTTCAATAATGAGCAGCATTATAAATACAGATACATTCGCGGTTAATTTCTTACCACCCAAGAAGCGGCTGCCGATATACAAAGCGTGGACTAAAACACTATTGAAACCATTGCAAGTGCTATACAATACAATGTTTGGCACTTTTAAAGATGGGAATGCAGCAAATAATTGGTTTCTATTAACATCTTACAACGTAGGTGACCAAGTAAAATTTGTTGACAAAGCTATTTATCAATGTTGGGTTGCATCAGGTGCAGGAATTGAGCCCATAAACACAAACTATTGGTTTAAAGTACAAGATAAGTTTGTAGGCATTGAGCCGCGATGCAAGTATAATGCGCAGCACTTACTGTTTGAGTGGGCGTTAAATGAATGGTTTGGAACTACGTTTGTAAATGTGCCGGGTAGTAGTGATATTTATATTAATGCTGTGGGTGCAAATTTGGGAGCATTTTATGTTGGATTTACCCCAACCGACAGTAGTTTTGTGGTTTATGATGAACCCGAAGCAACCGCTTTCATACAAGCATTGGATTTAACAACTGCAAGTATATCATTTACAATTAATGTGCCTATTTTATTGGCAAATTCCTTAACAGGCGAGGCACCAAACACAGTGCCGAATATAAGTGCAAACAGAGAAAATATTATTAGGCAAATTGCCGACCTGTATAATTATGCAGGAATAAATTACGATGTAAAAACATATTAAGAAATGAAAAAAATAAAAACAACAGACATCATTGCAGGTAGCGCAATGCCATTAAAATCGGGAAGTTTAAACCATTTACAGAGTGCATATCAAGAGCCATTGATTGATATTATTCAAACATTTGAGGCAAGTAACGATACTGAAGGATTCCCAAATTATACCACACCAATAATTATGTATGGTTGCAGATGGACAGGCACAGGTGTTACCCAAGGCGTTTTAGTTTATGGTTCTGAGATATACAGATGCCAAGCGGTTAATATTACACTTGGTGTTGGGCAGGTGGTTATAGGCACAATCACAACTACATATTTAACTGCTACTAATGCAGACCCTGTTGTGTTTTCAGATGCAACAAGTAATAATATACATGAGATTCGTCAAATAGTTTGGAGCGCAGGAACAAGTGGAACACCGGGTACTTTTGATTTAGATGATTGCCTTATGTGGGGTAGATGGCAAGAAACAACATTTAATTCAAGTTACATTAGTTCCTCATCAGGTACGTTGACATTGCCAGGAGGCGCATCAGATTGGCAAGTAAGATGGAAGCAAGAGGGTAGAACTATTATTATTGACTTCCATATTGTAGGTTTAACATTAGCAGGTGCAAACGCTAATTATTTAACGCTTTCGATGCCATTTAATGCAGACTTTTTAAAGGATTATCATGCAACGTGTTTTTATATAAACACCACAACAGAATCAATGTGTATTGCAAGGGCAATAGAGGCTACAAGTGATATAAGATTTATATTACCAAGTGGTCTATGGTTAATTGACACAGCAAATATATGGCTAAGCGGTCAAATTACAGCTGAGTTAGCACGCTTCTAAAACCTATTCTTCCCATAATGCTCAGATAATATTTCTTTGAGCAAATAAGATTCTTTGGTGCCAGTCCTTTCGACTTCATCAAAGAATTTCTTTTTTAATTCACCTGTTAAGTGCGCAGTTACGCGGGCTTTGGATGCTGTTTTCTTTGCATCAATATCATTCTTTGGATTAGCCATTTGCAAATATTAGTTACTAAATGCTGCTAAATTAGTAACTTATTTCAAATAACGTGCAAATATGTAACCATTTTTGCACTATGAAAATCACAAACATATCTAACGAGGTTGCAACGATGCTTATTTATAAGCATATCGGTGACATTGACGATATGGGCTATGGCATCAACGGTGCTTGGATTGCTGAGGATATTCAAATGCTTAACGATAATTACAAAGACCAAGTTAAAACAATCAACATTCGCATCAATTCGATTGGTGGCAGTGTTGCCGATGGGCTTTCAATCGTTAGTGCGATATTAAACAGTGAAATACCTTGTAACACTTATATTGACGGCATGGCTTATTCAATGGCAGGTGTGATTGCTATTTGTGGCCAAAAGAAATACATGGCCGATTATGGCACATTTATGATGCACAATGCAAACGGTGGCAGCGATGAAGATGTGTTGAATTTAATTACAAATTCGTTAGCAAAGATATTCGAACGCAATACAAATCTAACATTAGATAAGTGCAAAGACTTGATGGCAAAAGAAACGTGGATGACTGCCGATGAGTGTATGAGTTTAGGCATTGTTGATGAAGTGATTCAAACTAAGAAATTAAAACCAGCGATGAACGCAACTATTAAAGAGTTGCACGCTATTTACAATAAAGTAATAATTAAAACAGAAATCAAAATGAATAAATTAACTGATTTATTAAAGCTATCTAACGAGGCATCAGAAGAAGCCATCGTTGAAGCGGTTAACGCTAAAGATGCAAAGATTGCTGAATTAGAAGCAAGCATTGAAGCACAAAGCGCAGAGTTAAAAGCATTGAAAGATGCTAACAACGAAGCCGTACAAGCTGCGAAAGTTGAACTTGTAGAGAATGCAGTAAAAGAGGGTAAAATTGCAGCAGCAAGTAAAGAAATTTACTTAACTTCTAACAAGTCAAACGAAGAATTGAAAGAAGTGTTTAGCAAATTAACACCTGCTTACACTCCAATATTCGACAATAAAGCAACCGTACCAGCAGCAGTTGCAGGCCGTGAGTATTGGACTTTTAATGATTGGTCAAAGAATGATCCAAAAGGATTAGCAGAAATGAGAGCGAATGATACAGCAACATTTGAGGCATTGATTAGCAAGTTGCCAAGCAATTTAAGCAACAACTACAATCCTGCAACCGATAAAAAATTCTAATCATGGAAGCAATTTGGAACGCAAACCCAACGGTTAACATGCTATATTGCTTTGAAGATGGCAACTGCTTTGTAAAGCATGGTGAGGCAGCAAGTTACGCAAAGGAAACGCAAAAACCTTATACTGTTAAGGTAAGAGAAACAGAACAAGAAGAAAACAAACCAACTAAAACAAATAAAAAATAATGGCAACAATCAACAACCCATTTGGCGCAGCAGGCACGTTAACGATTGCTGCCACAGGCACAACTGCCGCAACTATCAGCAACAACGAAACTGTTGTTACATCGTTAACTACCTTAACTGGTAACGCAACACTTGATTTAACGCTTTCAAGCGAATTAAAAGCGGGTGCAGCATTACATATTAAAGTAAAAACAACAGGAACTGAAACATTCACTTTCGGAACTGGTATTGATGCTCCAGTAGTAACTGGTGTAGCAGGTAAAACATGGTGTCAATCATTTTGGTATGATGGTACTATATTTTTACCATCTGCTGCAAGAATTCAAATTGATTAATTATTCACACTAAAACAATAAAAACAAAATGGCACTTATAAAAGAAATTTGGGTAGCAGATGTTCAAGAAGCATTAAACAGAAACGCGGACTTTTTACCTTTCTCAATTGACGATTCAGCGTATATCGCATTCGGCACAGTACACATCCCACAATCGGGTTCAAATCCAACAGTGGTTAAAAACCCTGCAACTTTCCCTTTGACAATTGGCGAAAGAACAGACACCGACAGAACTTACTCATTAAATCAATTCGCTTTAGAGCCAACTTTGATTACCAACTTGGATGAGTTGCAAATCAGCTACGACAAGCGTCAAAGCGTTTTAGGGCAACAAATCAGCACACTTACTCAGCGTATTGGTGATGAGGTTGCTATTTCTTGGTCTGCAAGCGGAGCTGCTAACATTGTTTCAACAACAGGTTCAGCCGTTGCAACATCATTAGCACCTGGAGCAACTGGAACACGTAAAGCAGTAACTTTAGCCGACATCGCTTCATTAGCAAGCAAGTTAGATAAAGACAATGTGCCACGTGGTAACAGAAAATTGTTAATGTCAACCGATATGTTTTGGGAATTATTTGCAATCAGCGATGTAATTCGTGCATCATACAATGGCTTCCAAAATCAAGGAAACGTATTGCAAACTGGAACGGTAGCACAATTGTACGGTTTTGATATTATGATGCGCCCAGTTGTTTCAGTTTATGCAAATTCAACAACTGTTCCAAAGGCATTCGGTGCTGCAACTGCAACAACTGATAACTTAGCTTGTATCGCTTTCCATTCAACAACAGTTAGACGTGCATTAGGTTCAATGACACCATTGTATAATAGCGGTTCAAACGGAAACGGTTTGCCTGAATATTTAGGATCAATCTTTAACATGGAAGTAATGTTAGGTTCAGCTATTGGCCGTACCGACATGAAAGGTGTTGCTGCTTTGGTGCAAGCTTGGGTATCTTAATAAAACGAATATTTAACACAAAGAGGCCTACCCGCTATAATGTAGGTAGGCCTTTTTTAATACTAAAAAATAAATGGCATTACCAAATATAAACTTCGTAAAAAGCACCAGCGGTTTAGGTAGAGCATTACCCGGCACAGATTACGTATCGGGTTACGCACATTACTATCCGAGTGGTGGAACATTACCAACGGGCTTCACTGTTAACGATAGAATAAAAAAAATATTCTCCGTTGCCGATGCCGTTGCATTAGGAATTACAGACACGCACTTAGGCGAAACTAAAGCAGTAGCAAAAGCGGTTATAGGCGGAACGCCTGCCGCAGGTAATACCGTTGAAATTACTTACACTGGCATTTTAGGTGTTGAAACTGTATTAGCAACTTATACATTAACAAGTGCTGATGCTGTAAGTGCAACAACCGCAGCAACAGGATTAAGAGCAGCAATAAATGCAGGAACGCAAACACATGGATTTGTTGCATCGGGTTCAACTACAGATTTATTAATTGCAACCAAAGCAGGTGAGGGTATATTTCCAAACACTCCCCACACACCTTACGCATCAACAGTAACAGGCGGTGGTGTTACAACTACATGGACACAACCAACTGGCAGCGGATCAACTGTATTAGGTGTTGCATCATGGATTGACACACTATACTACCACATCGCTGAGTATTTCAGAATACAACCTAAAGGAGAGTTATACGTTGGTTTATACGAAGAAGAAGTAACCACATACACATTCGCAGCATTAACATTGATGCAAACTTATGCAGTAGGTGCTATTAAGCAAATGGCAGTGTTTGAAAAGAACGTAGCATTCTCAGCAGTACAATGTGCAGCCTTACAAGCTATCGCAACGGCAAACGAAGCGGTTTACAAGCCTATGCAAATCATGTTGAATGCTGAAATTAGCGGTACTGCAAGTGTTGCTACATTAGTAGATTTATCAACTCAAACTGCTCCAAATGTTTCAGTATGTATTGCACAAGATGGCGCAAATGCTGGATATTACATTTACAAAGCTACTGGCAAATCAGTAGGTGCGATTGGTGCCATGTTAGGTGCTGTTTCGTTAGCAGTTGTAAGTGAGTCAATCGCTTGGGTAAGTAAATTTAATATGGCCTTAGGTACTGAATTAGATACCATCGCATTTAGCAACGGTCAATTATACACTGCGCTTGCTGATAGTCAATTTGAGAGCCTTAATAACTACGCTTATGTATTTTTGCGCAAAATCGTAAACATTGCGGGTTCTTATTGGAGTGATAGTAAAACAACAATCACACCAACAAGTGACTACGCAACAATCGAAAACAATCGTGTTTATCAAAAAATCACACGCGTTGTTAGGGCCAACATGCTGCCTGCTTTAAGCTCACCATTAAAAGTGAATGCAGATGGCACTTTGACCGCAGGTACAATCGGTTACTTTGAAACATTAGCCAACAATCCATTAGTACAAATGGAGGCCGATAATGAATTATCAGCACATAAAATTATTATTAATCCAGCCCAAGATGTTTTAGCTACTTCTACGCTTGAATTGACATTGCAGAATGTTCCTTTAGGTGTTGCAAGAATAATTAAAATAAACGTAGGCTTCGTAAAATCAGTATAAAACATGGCAGCAAATGGACTACCGTTAATTAACGGAAAAGCGTATGAATTCGCAGATATTACCTGCATAATTTTAGGAACACCTATCTTTGGAGTCACTGCCATCGAATACGGTGAAGAAGATGCAACCGAAAACATCTATGCAACAGGTCGCTATCCTGTTGCACGTGGCTACGGTCAAATCACACCATCGGCAAAGGTCACAATTTTAATGAATGAGGTAATGAATATTGTATCGGCCGCCCCAAATGGCAGAATACAAGACATACCCGAGTTTGACATTATTGTAACATTTACCGATGCAAATTTAATACCTGTTGTTCACAAGATCAGAAATTGCAGATTTATGAAAAACATGATTGCCTCAGCAACTGGTGACACATCAATTCCGATGGAATTAGATTTAGTTATTTCACATATCGAATTTGTTTAATATATTTGCACAAACCAAATCAATTAAACAATGACAAATATTGAAGAATTAAAAGCAAAGTATCCGGGTGTTGAAATCTACACGTTAACGGTAAACAACAGACAAGGCACACCTATCACAGTTCACTTGCGTGAAATGGACAGATTGGCTTACAAAGTTGTTTCAGCGTTAATTGCTAAAGATGAATTACAAGGCGTAGAATCGTTTTTAAGAACACTTTGTGTTGATGGTGATGTGAATGCTATTGTGAATGATTTTAAAGCATTGCGCAGTGCAGCACGTACTATTTTACCGATGTTAGAATCTGAGGCAGGTGAGTTAAAAAAAAATTAGACACCGCAAAGAAGTTATTAGAAACGGATGAGTTTGCGCGTCAAAATGCACTCATCCGTTTTTATTATCAAACAGACCCAAACACAATGAATGATGAACAATGGGCAGAAGCAATTGAAAGCATTATGTGGGTTTTAAAATTTAACGGTACAATTCAAGACAAGAAATGAGCAATAATTCAGTAGAATACATATTAAGTTTAAAGGATAAGTTTAGTAGTGGTATAAAGAGTGCTACAACTAACACTGAAAAACTTAATGGAGCAGTAAATCAAGCGCAGAAATCTATTAGCGGATTAGGTGCTGCTTTAGGTGTTGGTTTAGGTGCTGCTGGTATTGTTTCATTTGGAAAAGCGGTTGTTGATTCATTGGTAAATTATCAATATTTTTCATCATCATTAAGAACATTGATGAATGGTGATGCTGAAGCGGCTAAAGCATTAGAAACACAATTAGTGGCATTAGCCAAAACAACACCGTTTAGTTTAGTTGAAATTCAAGATGCAACCAAGCAACTTTTAGCCTATGGTTTTAGCGCAGGCAAAGTAACTACTAACATTAAAATGCTTGGTGATGTAGCAAGCGCATTAAAGATACCATTTGGTGACATTGCGTATTTGTACGGCACATTAAAAACACAAGGCAGAGCGTTTGCAAAAGACATTAATCAGTTTACAGGGCGTGGTATTCCAATTGTTGCTGAATTAGCAAAGCAGTTTGGTGTTGCTGAATCTGAAATTATGAAAATGGTTGAGGAGGGCAAAGTCGGGTTTAAGGAAGTTGAAAAAGCATTTCAATCAATGACAGCAGAGGGCGGCATGTTTTTTAACATGATGGCAGAGCAAACTAAAACTGTTGGAGGTCAAATTAGCGCATTGGGTGATAGCTATGAGCAGTTAAAGGTCAACATAGGCAAATCGCAAGATGGCATCATAGCATCAACTGTATCGTTTGCTGATAGATTAGTGGCAACCTTATCAAAAGCATTTAGCGAATCAAACCAAGAGTTTGATAATTTTGCTAAATACGGTGCTGAAAAGTTTAAGTCAAGTTTTAATCCGCTTTCATACTTTGAAATAGGCGCAAGGGCAGAGCAAACACAGTATCAAAAAGCATTGAATATGATGTATGTTGATGCGCCAGCGCAAACTTTAAATGAAGCCATAGGCAGACAAACAGAATTATTTAATTTGCTAACAAATGTTAGACGTGCCTACAATAAAAAAGAAATTGACGAGATAGAGTTTGGTCGCAAACGTGCTACGGTATTAGGTGCTATTGAAGCAGTTAGAGGGCAAATAGGACTATTACAAAAAACACCCGCAGCTACTACGGCAGCAGCAATGGGCGATAAAGGCGCAGCAAGCAAATCAACTGCCAAAGGCGGCACATCAACAAACGTGGTTGAAAGTCGCGGCGTGCAGAACTTTAACATTGATATTAACAAACTTGTTGAAAATATAAACATACAAGCCACTACAATCAAAGAGGGTGCAGGTCAAATTAAAGAGGCCGTTGCACAAGCATTGATTGAGGCGGTTAATGATTTCCAACTAATGGCAACAAAATGATGAAAGCAATAGAAATAAAAATAGATAAATTAATAACTAATCCAATTAATATTAATAAGGTGGATTTGATAAAAAGCAAGGAAAAATTAATTGCTGAAATTAACGCTAAGTTTATTGATATTGTTTTAGCAACTAAATAAAATGAGTTTACAATTTATAATACCGACACCATTACAAAAAAATAACGAGCGCACACTTGCTAAAGGCTTCGGGCTTCCATTGGTGCAACGTGCAATAATTGCTGCGAATAACTTCAATATTAAAACAGATAAGGCCGATGCAACATCATTGTTAGGCACTCCGATTTATGGAAGTTTGTTTATTGAACGCCCCGAATATTCAACATTTGAGTTTAACGAGTTTACGAATAAATATGTTGAAACTTTTAACAGTTTAGCAAGCAATAAATCAGTTGGGACATTTCCTGTTGCACCTGGAATAAACGCGGGAGGCGCACAAGGTTTATACCTTAGCGGTGTTATTATTGATGCCACAGTAAACAAAAATATCATTGAAACTGAATTGATTGATGCCAAAGGAACGGTTAACGAATACATTGGAGAGGGGCCGATTGAAATTACTATTCGCGGTTATGTTGCAACACAAAACCCCGATGAATATCCCGATGATGATGCAAGATTAATTAAATCATACGCATCAGCACCAGTGGCATTGAACGTGGTTAATACTTTTTTAAATGATATACTTGGTGTTAGTCAAATAGTGGTTAAAACGTGCCAATTATCGCAGCAGCAAGGATTAAGAAATGTGCAATATTTTCAGTGGGGCTGCATTTCAAATATTGATTTTACAATAGCCAAAACAACTGCCAATGTTTAGAATCGTTTGCCGCATAGAAATAGAGCAGCAAGGCGATGGCCGCAGCGATACTTTGTACTTTGATAAGGTCAACAAAGTAACTGTCACACGTTCATACGACAAGCAAACACAAACGGCATCGGTAATATTGCCGCGTAATGTGAAATACAATAAAAAAAACATTTACGAGGGCGAAAACGCTTTGATGCGCAGAGGCGATAAGATTAAAATTATTGCGGCTTACCATCCGAATGAAACAGTAATATTTCAAGGGTACATTAGTAAAATAAACAACAACGTGCCGATTGAATTGCTTTGTGAGGATGAAATGTTTTTGTTGAAGCAGGCTATTGCACCAAATGTAGTATTTCCCGATAACACAGAGTTGAAAACAGTTGTTGAAAAAATACTAACAAACACAAACATTCCTTACAAAGTTGAAATAGGCGCAAAATTAGGCCAAATCCGTTTACAAGGTGCAAGCGTTGGCAAAGTGCTTCAGGTCCTGCGCGATCAATACGGTTTGTATAGTTTTTTTGTTAACGGTGTGTTGCGCGTTGGATTGGCTTTTTACCCTGCTGATGCAAAACAAGCTGTGTTTTTATTTGAGTTGATGGTTAAGGATGGAATGAATTTAACTTATTTAAAAAAGGATGATGTAAAAATACAAATCAAAGGCATATTGATTAAAAACAATGCGCGTGAAGAATTTATTTACGGTGATCCAACTGGCGATATTCGAACAGTATTTCAATACGGTGGCACAAAGGCCGATTTAGATTTAAAGTGCAATTCATTTTTAGAGCAAGCAAATTACACAGGGTACTATGGCAGTTTCAAAACATTTTTAGAACCGTTAGTTGTACCGGGTGATTATGCAGTTGTTGATAGTTGGAAGTATCCGGAACGAAAAGGCAAATACTTAATCAAATCAGTTATAACCGAAGTAAGCACCACCGATGGCGGTAAGCAGACAATCGAATTAGAACGTAGAATAGCATAATGGGAACACAAGTAACGGATATAAGGCAAGCGGTTCAAGCACTTTCGGGCTTTGGTGACCTGCAATACGAGGGTGTAACGTGCATAGTAAGTGCCATTGATTTGGTTGCATTTACTTGCACTTGCACCCCAATTAACGGAGATGCTGAGTTCTTTGATGTGTTGCTAAATGCCGATGCGGATAAGGGATTCACATTAATACCTAAAGATGGCAGCGTGGTAATCGTTCAACAAACATCACAATCAACGGCATACGTTTCAATGGTGAGCAAGGTGGACCAAGTGTATTTAGCGGGTGATATTAATGGGGGATTGGTAAAGGCTATACCATTGGTTGCTAAAATAAATGCCATTGAAACTCAGTTAAACGCAATCGGAACGTGGGCTTTAACAGTAACACCACCATTAACATTGCCACCATTAACACCAACAACAACAAATGAAATATCTAACAACACTGTAAAACATGGCAACGGCTAAAGATTTTCTGCAAAATAGCGATGGCGATGCGCTAATATTTAACAACGATTTTGTTATTGGTGACAGTGACGAAGATCATATTGTTGACATTATTAATTCAAATCCTGGCGATTGGAAAGAGTATATACTTTGCGGTGTCGGTATTGATAATTACCTAAACAGTAGTGGCGCACAATTACAGTTGAAAAAACAAATATTATTACAATTAGCGCAGGATGGATTTAGTTCGATAACAGTAAACTTTACCGATAATAACAGTTCAAACTTTGATGTAGATGCTATACGTAGTTAAGAATGGACAAGGGATATATGATGTTGCGGTGTTGCTTTATGGCGATGCACAATATTCTGTAAAACTTTGTACGGATAATGATTTGACAATAACAGATTCAATAGATGGCCTTACATTAACTTTTGACGATACAATCAAGCGCAATGTTGTAGCAGCAACGATAAGGCAACAGAACACACCAAAGCAACCCGATAATACATATTACATTAAACAAATGCAGTCGGTTTATGATTTAGCGTTGCAGTTTGGTTATGGCATCGACCGCGTTGCCGAATTTTGCGAGTTAACTGGATTAGATATTAATTCAACCTCGGTTGGTGGCAATGAAATTCAAGTTACTAAAATACCTAATAATATTCCATTCGGTAGTATATTTGCCACTCAAAGCGGAAGTGAAGCACCAATAGTGCCTTACTTTTTATTGTTAGAAGATGGCTTTTATTTATTGCAGGAAAATGGATTTAAAATACAATTATAATGGCAGATGAAAAAATAAGTGCGTTACCAGGCGCAGGCGCATTAGCAGGCACAGAACCATTGCCGATTGTGCAAGGGGGTGTTACGAAAAAAACAACCGTTCAAGATATTGCGGATTTGGCAGCAACGCCCGACCTACAACAAGTAACTGATGCAGGATTTACAACGACAAATAAAATACAAAGTAGCGATGGTGCTGGCAACGAAACAACATTAAATGGTGGCGTTATAGACATAGCAACGGGCGATGAAACTGTAACTATTGATGCGGCGTTGGTTACTACTGCTTACACTGCACAATTGCCTAACAAACTATCAAGCCCGCAAACTTTTGCGATGTTAAGTGATGTTACAAGCCTTGTTGCATCAGTTAGCGCAGGCACAAATATATCGGTAACTGGCACATCAACCAACCCTATTATTAACTCTTTAGCCGATAGATATAAGACCACATCATTAACAAGCAATACAATAAGCAACGGAAGCAAAACATTTACAGTTGATGCTAATTTGGCTTACATTCCATTGCAAGAAGTGTTGATAGTAAACAGTCCAAGCAACCACATGCACGGAGAGGTTACAAGTTATAACTCTACGACTGGTCAACTTGTTGTTGATGTTAAAAATCATACGGGTTCAGGAACATTCACAAGTTGGAGCATAAATCTTGATGGAACGCC